CAACATCACCCAGCATCTCGTCAACTTCTTTTTTGGCTCCAGCAATCTTGTCAGCAAAAGTAATCTTGTCTTTGGGCTCAGCCAATGCAGCAAAGCTCTTGGCCTTGGCTGGACTCATCTTTTCTTTGATCTGCTTGGGATTGGGTTCATCGCCTGGCTTCATACCTGTCTGTGGCATGCCCATTTTCTTTTGTAGATCACGGATCATGTCAGCATCACTACCGTGACCAACGGTGTCCATGGCCTTACCAGCTACTTTCTTGACCATGCCGCCTACCTTGCGGGCCATGTCGCCCATGCCTTCGTCTACTTCTGTATTGTCATACTTGTCGTACTTTTTGCGAATTGGATCCAGTGCTTTGCCGTCACGACCAGCTTTGGCCAAGGCTTCCATGCCTTCTTTGCCGTACTTTTCGTAGCCCTTGGCAGCACGGCTCATGTCACGCTCGTTGAGTTGTCCGTGTGTGACACTGGGCAAATCGCGAATGGCGTTTAGTTTGTTGTTTAGATTGTAAAAAAATGTCATTGTATTATCCTCTTGGGTTTGCGCCAGTTGCTGGCTTGGGTTTACGCTTGATGTTGGTCATCGGGCTCTTGTTGCCTTGTGGCAGTTCGTTGGTGGTTTTAGCAGCGGGAGTCTTTCCTCCAGCAACAGTAAAATTACTACGATAAGCGTTCTTTAGCACAGCATGGTCGTAAGGACCAGTTGCATAGTCCTTGCTGAGTGCTCGTTGTTTGGCGTCTGGTGCTGGAAGATCTGTGTCTGCAATCAAGTCTTTGTTTTCACTATCGATCTTTTGGGATTCGTCATTGAGACTGTCTTCATAGGCATCAGTATTCATCACAATACGATTGGGATCCATGCCCAACAACTGTGCCAACTGTTTGATCTGCGGCTCAATTGCTGGATAACGAAATTCTACATCCACAATGGTCAATGGCTGATTGGGGAAAGCTGGAAAGTCTGGAACATGTTTACGCACAGGGGCAGTCTTGGGCTTGCCCATTGTGACCACATCAAACTGCGTCATCTTTGATTCAAGATCTTTGATAAAGCCAGTGGGCACGTCTCCAACTATCTTGATGCGATAATTGTATGTGCGTTCACTTTCGGCCAGGTATTTTGCAAATGGTTTCATGTCAGTGTCCTATTGTATATTTATTCTTTTGTAGCATTTTGGTCTTTGCCTTTTAGCAGTCGTTCCAGCAAATCATTGCGGTTTAACACCATGCCCTCAGCGGTTTGCATGGATTTTTGTTCATCAGGCACGTCTCGATCCAGTTTGATCTTCTTCATTTGTAGATCAATCATCCGGAGTTTTTTGTTGAGTTTGGCTGTTTTGGCGGTGATGGCATGCCCCAGCATGTTGCTTGCCACTGAGAATATTTCGCTGGCAAATCTTGAATCTACTTGCATGCCCAGGTCCATGAGATCTTTGTAGCTGTCCTGTGCTAGTTGTGCTAGATCATCCATTTCAGTGTCGCTGGCATCAAGGCCACGCACTGCTGGCAATGCAGCATCTATTTTGTCTATGGTGGAATCAATTGCTGCCAACTGTGTACGAGTTTCCTCGATGGTGGGAGTGTCTGATTCAGTTGGTGTTTCAACTGAGGATGGCAAGTCAAAAAGAGATTCAAGTTTCCGCGTCATGCGGATATTTATGGATCAATTACGACCGTTGGTAAACATATCTTGTTCGGTTATGACTCTAAAAGTCAAGCCCTGACGAACACACCATTTTTGAGCAGCTGACCATTTGGCATAGTTCACTGCCACAACAGCACGGTCTCTGCTGCTCATTTTTGATTCAATAACACTTTGTTTCTTGGGCTTGATCTCAATCAGTTCTGCCTTGACGGTGTTGTCTTTGTTGCGATACATAATCAAGAAGTCTGGCACATAATTGCTTTTGCGACCAGTCACAGGATTCATATAGGGTATAGCAATGCTTTCACTGGCCCATTGCAGGATGTTGTCATTGGTGTCACAAAAACGCATAAAGCTGTGTTCCCATCCTGATCTGTATCGTGGCACACCACGACCCACATACTTTTCGCCGTTGATGACTTCGTAGAGTCCGTTGGCCCAACGACTCATTGTAGTACTGCTCGAGCTGCGTAGAAGTTGGGAGTTGCACTGACATTCACCCCCAGCAGTGTGGCCTTGCTGCGAATCAAGTTGAGATAGTATGCAAGGTTCACTGTGAGGTTGACGCCGGTCTGTCCCTGAAATCCTGCTAGTAGAGTCATGGCAGGAATGTTGGTGTTTTGTGCAATTCTAAACAGGCTGGTAGCAAAGTTGCCAGCGGCACGGTCTGTGGTCATCACACTGCGAAAGTATGAATACACTGCATCATACTCGTTAACCGGTACATTGACATCAAAACTGTAAAAGCGATCAAACACTCGTACTGTTAAGTCTTCTCTAAAGTTGGTTTCGTTTACTGTGGCCATTAGATACCGCCTGCGCCGTTGCCAGCGTTTCTGTTGATAGTGTCAACTACTGCTTGATTTCGTGCCGCAGTTGCTGTGGGAAAAATTATGCCGTCAGCTGCGTTAGTTACTGCTCGTACAGCACCAGGCAACGCACCTTGCAATGCGCCTACACCCAATGCAGTGGCTTCACTGAGAGCAATGCTCTTGAGGTTGGCACCTTTGAGAGTGTTGTAAGCTGTTCCTGCTTTTTGTGCAGCACCAATCAGACCCAACACACTACTTGATTGTAAATCTCGGCTGATACCGCCAACCACATCCAACAAGCCACCTTGACCCAGGATGGTCTGTGTGCTGCCTGCTCGTGCAATAGGACTTGGCTTGCGATCGTAGTGTGCTTCGTTGCCAAAGCCACCAGCTGTGGTGTTAGGAGCGCCTTGGTAGTACTTGACTGTTTCGTATGCAATGCTCATGCTGTGTTGCATGGTGCCCGAACCCTGTGCATAATCATATTGATCATGGCTCCAGTTTGTGATCAAGGGATTGATCAGCACATACTCAGCATACTTGTGTTGGTAGTCAAATCCGTAAATGCGAATGTCTGTAAAAAACGGTGGCTTGCCTTTGGCACCATCACTGGTACTTTCGCCAATGAAACCCCAATCGTTGACCAAGCGGTCATTGTTGTAGATGTCACGAGTGTTGTAGCCAAAGCCTGCAGTACGGTTGGCTTGTGGGCCAATGCTGCCGTTGGTATTGCTGTCGTTGCCGTATTTTTGTGTGGGATCTTTGTAGTAATAGCTGTAGTAGTTGTACCACATGTTGCGCACAAGGTCGCCACCGTCGTCATGAAAAGTAATGTTCACAGGATCATAGTTGATCTTGGTCTGTATAACACGTTTTCGATTGTACTGGTTGAGTGTTTCTGTAGCAATAGTGTACTTGGGCAGATCAACAGTTTTTACCACCAGGCTGAGATTGCTGACATCAGTCAGCCCCATAGCCCCGGCGAGATAAGGAATTTCTTTGACGTTGATACTGAAACTCACATGGAATAAAAACTTAAGACGTGGCTTGAGCTCATATCCGTTGCTGCGAAAAACCTTGCTTGCGTGAGTGTAATCACGCAAGGTGTCACCGCCAAAGAAACCTTTTAGGAGACTTTGTCCCCAGGTGGTATCTGCCATTTGCTATTAGGCGCCAGCGCCTGTCACTATTTCGCCTAGTGTTCGTCCAACACCAGTTGCTACGCCAACACCATAAGGAATCTGGTTTGCATTATCAAACGCAATGGTCAAGTTAATTGTGACTGGTGCGCTTTCAGCATAGCTCATGCCGCCGTAGTCTGCACTCTTTAGGTAGCAGCCATACAGTTCCCAAGTTTCAAGAACTTGTGGTTGTTCAGCACCGTTGCCGCCGTCCAGGATTTCAAAGCGGGTGGTAAACTTGTAATCGATACCAGACGCTGCTGATGCCATTTCCAAGAAGTCCATTTGCTTTTGTAACTGCTCGCCAACTAGACGACCAACTGCACCACTTGCATCATCACGGATTTCGCATGTGGTATCTGCCCAGGTGTGTTTGCCGGCCAACTTGAGTGTGCTGTTGTAAATTGGCAATGTGATTTCTTCAAAACTCAGATTGGGTCTTGCAAAAGTCATCACTTGCTTGGTTAATTCAGTTCGTGGAGTTGTAATACCGAAGTTTTCAAACATCACTCTAAAGCGATATTTGAGTTTGGGCATCAGCAGACCTTGAGTGCTTGCACTCTGATCGCTGGCCAACGGTACTGTCATTCTCTGTAATGATGAAACTGCCATTTTTGATATCTCCTATATGTTTTATTTAGCTGTAATCTCTAGCCAAAAACAGGGCCAAAGCCCTGTTTTTAGTTTCATCACGCTCCACCAGATATTTCACCAGTGTTCTTGATTCGCAACGGAATGTAGATAAACTCAATTGCTTTGACTGGTTCAATAGCAACGTCTACCCATAGTTCGTTACGATCAATACGACCCGGGGTGTTGTTGCTCAAATCGCACACAACCAAGTAGTCGTAGATTGCTCGTTTGGCAATCAGATCAATCATCAAGCTGTTGACAGTGTTGGTGATTTCGTTACGAGTAATCTCGTCGTTGGGTTCAAACAAGTACAACTTGCCAATCTCTTCCAGGCGACCACGCAAGAACGCAACCAGTCGGCTAACGTTGATACGATCCAGTGCGCTGGTGATACTGGTTGTGGTCTTGTTACCAAAGTTGGTAATGCCCACACCAGGGATGAATGTGATTGGGTTGATGTCGTTTTCATACAGCACATCGCGCAGGCCTTGACCCACGTTGATCTGTTCAAATTCACCTGTGGCACTATCAATATAACCAATTGCAGTAGCGTTGTCCACAACACCACGACGTGTACCAGCAGGAGCCAACCATGGATAGCTCACTGCATCACTACGGATAATAGTACGCATCATCATGTGACTTGGCGGCTGCACTACCAATTGGCCGCCTAGGTCTGTGGTCTGGCAGCTGGGATAGAATGTGCCCATGTACTGGCTGGCTGCAACCAATCCGTCTCCAGTTTCTAGACCCAGTCCGCTGTTGTTGGTTGCCCAAGTGGTAACGTCAGTTCCGTTGGCAGCCAATCTCATCGGGGTATCACCAATCACAAACAAGGTGTTGTTGCGCTCATTGCTGAGAGCAATCATGTTTGGAATCAGTTCTGGATATGCTGGAGTAGCAATCAAACTGTACTGTGCTTGTTCTTCACGAGCAGAAGCGCTGGTATCCAAACCGGCTCGCATGGCTTCCACAACCATTTGTCGCTGAGCCTGACGTCCTGACCACATGGCTCCGTCATCTCTGTTGCCAGATGCTGTTAACCAAGTGCTCTTGACTGTTGGCAATGTGTCATCAGGATATGATTCAGCGTTGAAGTAGTTGTTCTGGAAGCTCTTGATGTTGTATCCTGAACGGCGTGTGTTGAACAACAACATACCTTGTGGATATAGGTCAGGATTAGGTGCGTCAAGGTCCAAATAATTACTGGTCAACAAGCTAGCAATTGTAGGAATTGGATCAGCGATTGGATCAGTTGTACCGTTTGGTGCCCAACGTGCATCAGCAAACAAAATACCATTTTCAGTTACTTGGTCAGTTGTGTCAATTGGCACCCACTGGTCAACTCCGCTCACTGGTTCCCAGCGATATAGTGCAGGATAGTTCTCCAGGTCGCTGGAATCAATCCACAGATCACCATATTCTAACGGACTTTCTGCTACGTCTGTTTGTGTTGTTGGTGCTGTAGCAGCAATAATTGGACCAGCAGCGTTGGTATCGCCCAAATCAAATCCACGAACGTCATTGGCAACGTTTTGATATCCAACCCAGGCACCACTGTTCTGGATCATAATGTCAGCATCGCTCACGGTGCTGTAGTACCACAAGCGTCCGGTTGCAGGATCTTGATCTGGTTCAACATCGCTAGGCGTGTAAGTAAAATCTGGAGCTGTGCGCCAGTTACTTAGAACTATACTGTTTGATGCTGTGTTATTGGCCCTTACACCATCAGTCTGCACAGTAAATCCAGCATTGGTTACTGGGGTGCCAGTAACGTTATTTAGTGCAATATTTCCACCAGCACTGTGAGTAAACACAATTTCACCAGCCGAGTTTACGCTGGCACTAACAAAAGGAATATTTGCTGCACTGACCGCTGCCACAAATGCAGCAGCCCCGGTACCATATGTGGTTGTATCCAAAACTGTTAGGCTAT